TGTCTTTCTTCATATGTGTATTTACGATATAATTCTAAACTATCTAAATGTACTCTACCTACTAGGTCATAGGTTTCAGCTGATTTACCATATTTTTCATATTCACGTTTTTTCGGAAGTTGTTTCCATAAACAAAAACGTCTTGTATCATCTTTACTTAGGACTCTGCTTACTCTATTCACTGTATAAGGAATATCATAACCTTCACTATTCCAACCAGTAAGGATATCACTATCTTCAATTAGATCTAAGAATGCTTCTAACATATCTCCTTCTTTTTCAAAGAGTACACATTCCTGTCCCCATTCCTTAGTCTGTTCTTTTGCCTCAGCCATTGTCAAAGTCTTTGGCGGAACTGCTAAAGTTATCAAAGCATCAAGCCATTGTAAATGCACAGTGATTGCAGTTATAGGCATAAACGGATCGCTTGGGTCTGCGAATCCACGTTCAGGATCAAAGTCAGTTTCAATATCAAAGAAAGCAATGTTTAGTTTAGGAGCATCTTGATTAAGATAGTTTTCACTTAAACATTGGAATATAGGATTGATATCACTTTCAAATAATTTTCTTTTGTTATTAATTGCAAGTTCTTTACGGAAGTCTTTAGTATTTTTACTTACTATACGACTAATCGGATCTCCATATATGCTTTTGTGCTTACCTCTAGGATCATCATAGTAAAATGTGTACTTAACTGGATATTCTGTGTAAAGTCTTTTACCATCGTTACGTTCAACGACTCTAATTATATCTGAATCTCTATCAAAGTATGCGTCAACGTAACTCATTATTTCTCCTCATAATTAATATCATTTATATTTCCTGCTAATACGTATCTTTTAGTTTGACTTGCATAAACCTTGTGATGTATCATACTTGGAAACATTACTATCATATCATTATACACGGGTAAATGTATTTCGTCAACCTTTTGTAGTTCATTTTTATCTTCATTTAATTGGACAAAAGTAAGAGGACTACCATTTTCTCCTACATCCAAATAGTAAACCCAACTGTACCTAGATAATGATCCGTGTTCATGTTGTGGACTTATTTGTCCTGGCAGGTATTCTTGAAACCAAACATTAGCATCAATATTGAACTTATCTGTATCATAGTATGTGTCTTTAACAATAAAGTGCGGGCCTCTAGGACCTACAATGTGTTTACAATACCACAGATGTATCATGTCCAACAAAGGATCAAGTATCTTATGATTTAAATGGATTTCCCAATCAGTTTTCCAGCCTCTATCTTCAGTAGCTGGAATGTATTCGCCTTTATCTTTTAGTGCTAAAAAATAATCTACAATTAGTTTTCTATGTTGGAATCCTATAGGTCCGTGCCGGACAGAGATCGGGTGCGAGATGTAAAATGTGCTACAACTATTTGTCATTACTTCCTTCGTTGCTTGTGGCCAACTAACCTTGCTACATGCCCACCAATCGGTATAGGGCGTATATTTTATTTACTTACTTGTCTTTACCAACTGTTACAACAAGAGTTTCTAAATCTTCAAACTCATCTGCAACTTTATGCCAGTCACCTTTATGAGCAACCTTAATTGCTTTGTTAATAAGTGCAGGCTTAACGTTAAGTTCTTCAGAAATTGCTTTTACAGTTTCTTTTAAACCTTCTTGAAGATCTGCAACTTCCTGTAAAACTGTTGCACCTTCATTTACTAGTCTTTCTAGTTTGGCCTTTTCATCTTGTCCATATACTCTATCAGTCATGTTATTCTCCTAGTGTTGCCTAATTATAATGTATTTTTGTTTATTTGTCAAGTTTTATTTTTCCAATCTGTTGGCGTATGCTTCTTCAAAACCATTCAAAGTTCCATTAAATTCAACACTTTCTCCCTGTAAATTACACCACATTCGTTTAAAGTAAGAATCGTAACAACTATAAATGGTTTCATCGGATGTATTCAAATGTCCTTTTACTATCCAAAACATCCTGCAGGCCTCCTTATGAGAGGGGCCGCTCATTTTACAAATGCGCCAATCCTCCCGTGGACATCTGGGTAATCAATATACCTGTATCCTACCGGAGGTGCTGTATTCTGTCCTTCCCATACTGGAATAAACTCGTTAATATTGTTATCAAAATCAGTATTTTGTCTTAAATGTACTTCAATCAATTTGTCACCTATGTATTCACAGTTCAAATGTTCTTTGTTTATAAAACTATTTAATATAATTTCAGGGGCTGGTATGTGTTTGTGGATTCGAAGCCATTTATCCCATTTTGTAAATGTGTTACTTTCCTTAAAACCTTCTACACATAAAATTTGGTTACCCCATTTATAGTCTACTGAAAAATGTCGACCTTCAAACCATTCACACCAAAAAAAACCTAACGGCAGATCTATTGTTGCTTCTTCTATCCATACTTTTTGTGCACCTAAGCCTAATCCCATTGCGTTAACACAAGGTCTAACTATATACCAATCTGGTTTAGGAACATCTGTGCCCACAGGTCCGCATATATAACCCATTTTTCTTGAAAGTATAAGTTTATCTAATACCCACATTTCATCAGGATTAATTGTTTTCCACATTTCATCTTCAGGATGATCGGGATATTCCCTGTCTAGGTTTCGTCTTCCGTCTTGTATTGCCATTCGTCTGTATGTCCTACTGACCATTTAGGTGTATTTTCAACTGTATAGTTTTGTGTACAAACTTTAAAATCTGGTTGTTTACGATTGGAGGGAACCAAACTTTGATCTGTGAAAATTACTCTGTTATTAGGTTGTGCGGCAAACTGACCGTTGTCTAATTTTATAATATTAAATGATTTGTGTTCTGGATCGTGTTCGGAAAAGTTTGTATCTATTAGACTTTTATCTCTGTGTGCATTATCTACTGTAAAAATATATTCACCCTTGTGCATTTTCTTGTCTTTACCAAAAAACTCACAATTACTTAACATAGATTTTTTTGTAACTGTTATATCATAGTCAAAACAATCCCATATTTGTAAAACATCTAATGGAAGCTGATTATCTTTATCATAATCTTCTTTCCATACAAAAGCTGATATAGGAAGTTTATCAAATAAAGCGCCATAATCTGTAAGTAAAGTTTCAAAGTATAATGCTTTACCCATTGTGCTTTTTACAGTGATCCATAATCCAGGAGTAAGTTCTCCATGACCTTTCTCTAAATCATAAAGATATTCTTTCTTTACATATACTGGAATTATAGGAGTGTTATGAACTAAAAATGACATATCAACAGTATTTAGCTGATATTATTCTGTATTACTTACAGCATGAACATTTGCAACCAGTACAGATGTCATTAGGACATTGTAAACATTCATTGTCGCAATGACAATCATGATTACATTTTTCGCATTTACAATTTTTTGATTCGTGTACCTGCATTGGACTACATCTTAACGCAGTTGTCTACAGTCTTACCGCCCTTTTTCTTTGTGCCCATACGTTTGTAACCCTTCCAACATACTTTGCCGTCAACACCTTTTTGCTTTTTTTCGTCTAGTGTTGTGTAACTCGGGTTACCACATTCTGTACAAACGCCTTCTACAGATTCTTTAGCAGTTTTTGCCGCATTCTTCCAGTCCTTTTCACTAGGAGCATCTGGATGATTTTTGGATCTACTTGTGCCTGCTTTTTTACGTTTATTCACATTATGATAAAGACCTTTTTGTTTCTTTTTCTCGTCTAACTGTTCTGATAGTCTGTTGGTGTATATAGTGTCAATTGATTCTGGTTTAGGTGTAGGTGTTTTTTTGCCTTTACCAGTTACAATCTTAGCCACCTTAGCTATACCTTTTCCAGCCAACTTAGCACCACCCACGGCACCTTTTACTGCCAAAGGAGCAACAACACTTTTTCCTATCATCGGAGCAAGTGCAACAATTTCTGTTATTTGGTCTAAGGTATAATCTTTTTTATGTAATTCAATTATTACAGTATCAAGATGTTGTTTTGCTTCATTAGGTTTTTTAACTGCTACAGATGTACCTTTTTTTTGACCTTTTGCTGTTTTCTTTTTGGGCTTTTCTATTTGTCCCATTGGATTTTTTCTATTCCAGTGTGGGTTATATCTGCCTTGATCATCTAGCATACCACCCATGGTTAAGTCATCAGCTTCTGTCATGCATTCTAAGATTTCTGTTATTTCATCTACACAATAACCATTAGCATGTAACTTCTTAATGTAGAGGTCTACATCTTCTTTTTTTACTTTATCTTTTAGTGCTTTATCTAATTCTTTGGCTTGGTTAGCATGTGCCTTAGAAGCACCTTTTAATGATTTTACAACGTCTTTTACTGCTGGTTTATCATCTGAATTTAATTCTTCTTTAGTAAGATCATCTTTGCCCTTACCATCTATAGCATATGAAGGAACCATTTTTCCTGTTTTAGGATCCTTAACCATTTTCTTTTTAGCTTCTCCCATTTCAACTTTTGGTGTTTTGTTTTCAAGCATTTCGTCAAATTTCATTTCGTAATCTAAATGGTGATAAACAGATCCCATATAGTCAGCGGCTTTAGTAATCTTAGATTGCACCCAACCCTCAACACCTTGCTCTTCTGAAACCATTTTAAACATTTCATGTAGTTTAATTGAATATTTTGCAATTTTATATAAGTCAGCTTTAACCATTTGTACTTCATGGTCTGCTTCAGCTTTGTAAGCCATTGTTGCTAAATCTTCTTTTAGGTCTTTTTCACGCATTTTATCTTCCTCGTATATATTTATCTTTTTATTGCTTCGCCGCCCATAAGATTAGTGCTTATATCTAAGGCGTTTTTAGCTGTACCGTCTGGATTCATCTTTTGTGGTGCCTTGGGTATACCTTTTCCGTCACGTCTTCTGTGACCATATGCTTGTTTAGGATTCGCAACACTGGCGATATTACCCGCTGATGTGGCTCCTGCTGTTGCTGTCTCCATTGGTGAACTAGGTGGTTTGTAAGCTGTACCCTTTGGGGATTTTGACATAATTTTACTTGTTACACCAGAGTCAACATCTGGCATAGTTGGTGATTTGATAAAATCACCGCCACCTTTTCCTGGTAAAGCAGTAGCTCCCATCATCTTAGCCATAGCATTTCTATCTCCCATAGCTTTTAATTTTTTCTTTTTCTTCCCAGACATTGCACCTACTAATTTAGATCCACCATATAATAGTGCAAGTACAATACCTGCCGGTATTGCATATTTTCCTACCCGTGATGCAAACTTAGATATATCACCTCCGGACATACCTGTATGCTTTGATAATGTGTCTCCTAAATTACTTGCCCAGTTAGGTTTGGAAAGTTCTTTAGCTAATTCCATTTCGCTTCCTTGCTTAACAACATTTCCAACTTGGGGGATCATAGTTGTTGGATCCTTCACTGCTGGTTGTGTTAACTTAGGTGCTGTGCTTATTTTAGGTTTTGTTGCGGGTGCAATAATAGGTGCTGTTCCACCACCTGTCGTATTTGATCCTGGTTGGTTTGGTGCAACAGTTGTTACCTTAGGTGCCGTATCAGTTCCTGTAGGAGCAACAGTTGTGTTACCAGTTGAAGTTGTAACACCTCCTGGATTACCGCCGTCTCTTGGTTGTGTGTTAGGTCCAGCATTAGGTTCTACTTTTGTTGTTGTATCGGGTTGCGTTGCAACCTTAGGTGTTCCATCTGGATTATGTGTTTTACCATGACGTTTATCCCAATTACGTCTAGCATGACCGCCGTTTGGTCTTGGCTTTATATTACTGCTAGTTGGTTGAGATATGCTTTTTGTAATAGCTTTCAAACCAGGATGATCTGCAAGTAGGTCTCTGCCAGTTGCACCTTTATACATATTCATTATTTCTGGCGTAGGTCCTTCTGTTGCTAATCTTTGTTGGAATTCTCTTGCCAAGTCAGCGGCTTGATCTTTAAATTGTGGTTTCATAGATAGTCCGCCATAAAACTGTGACATTGGACTCATGTCGCTAAATTCACCTGCTGGACTGGCTCCAAAAAGTTGATCTATAGCGAGCCAAGCCGGAACGCCAAATTCTTTTAAAACTGGTCTTTGTATATTATTTGTTAGTTCACGTAAAAGCATATTACTATTTACCTTTCTTTTTTCTTCCTGACTTCATATTTGCCTGCCAATGTGCCATTCGTCTGCGTTCGCCTGTGCTGTTACTTGCAATTTTACGTAATTGTGTAACACTTGCACTTTTAGGAATACCCACTCTTTTACTCAATCCCTTACGACCTTTTTTCTTACCGTCAGCAAAATTTTCACGTATTTTTAATACATAACTATCTTCGGAATTTTCATCAAAATGGGTATCTCGATATCCGTCAGCATCTTGCACACCAAAACCTAATCTCTTAAGATTTTTCATCATGTAATTTTTTTCTTTTTCACCACCGTAGAATTGCACAAATATATCCTGTTTGTCTCTAGCAACAACTTCAGGCGACATTTTTTTTATGTTTGCCATATGTGTGGCAAGTTTATAATGATCGTATCCGTCATTTTTCTTCACCAACACACTTCTTTGTGGATTAGGAATTAATTCACCTTCATTTGTTTCTTTGTATATGTTGCCAATATGTTTAATTTGTCCTATGTACTTCCCGTTTAAGTAAAATTTGAAATCAGGTACAGCTACATTTTTATGTTGAGAATATACCTTTTTAATTTTTTCTTTAAATGCTTCTATCTTTTCTTTTACTGATCCCGGAAAATTTGTTATATCAAATTCTTTTCCTGTGCTTGTTTTAACAATTAATTCACCATCTGTATTTGACATTGCCTTTACTGCACTAGGTACTGCTGAAAAAGCCAAAGCCGCTCCAGCTCCTTTCATAAAATTTCTTCTAGTAAGTTCTATCAAAAATTCTAATGTATAAGGAAGTTTAGCAACACTAATTGATTCCATTTGTAATAATTTAATAACATCATATCTATGATGTCCATTTATAATTCTATTTGTATTATCAACTACGATAGGCGCATATTTTCCACCTGCAATTTTCTTCAATTGTTTAGTATAGTTTTCTTTAATTCTTTCTTTTTGTACAGGCACAATGCTTTCTACCTTAATACTAACAATCTTATGTGGTATGTATTCTAAATGTTTTTTATGTATTTGTGGAAGTTGATCTCTTGTATAACTTTCTGATTTTTTCTTTTTAGGTAAGCCTTTGTGCTTTGTGGAAGCAAACTTTTTAACATCAGACTTTTTCATATCCTTTGCAACGTCTCCTGCTTCTCCACCTTTAGGCATTTCACCTTTTTGCATTGCCCTAACAATACCAAAAAACTGTTGTTGCTTTTTACTAACTGCTTTTTCAGTCATTTCTTTTCTAGGAGTGGCATTGCCTGCCTCTATCCATCTTTGTAACTCTTCAGGATCTACACCATGCCTTTCAGCCGCCTTGTCTAAAGCATCTTCTGGCTCCATTCCCTGATCCATATAATCGTCTCTATCTCTTCTGATAGCAAACCATCTACCTTTGATTTTACCATCAAACCCGCCACCCTTAGGACTAGATTTTACTTTTTGTTGATATTCTTTATCTGCTCTATCTGCCCAGCTACCATCTTCAGCATCCTGTGGTACAAGGTCTTCATGATCAGGTATAGGATCTGTCATATATTGGAACACTACAATAGGATTAGGTATTTCCGGAAACTCATCTTCAATAGCCATTGTATAAGCTGTGTAAAGATCTATTTTGCCATTAGCTTTTTTATATCTTTTAAGTGCGGCGTCTCTAATAGCTTCAAAATCCTCTTCCACCATAGCCGCTATTCTTGACATATACCTAGGCTTCATCATACTTTGAGCTTTTTGTATAGCAGTTGCGGTTTGCTTCATTTTATTGATTTCGTCTTCTGGTGCTTCTTCTACAGGTTTGTTCATGTATGCTTTTAAGTTTTTAACTGTTCTTTCGAACTTGTGATCTTTGTGTTTGAATCCTACACCACCAGCCGCTTCCCATTTGGCAATATTCTTACCAAAGTCGTCTATTAATATGTTAGGTGTTCCGTCTGGCTGTGTTGCGTGTACTGATTTGTTTGACGTTATTATAACTTTGCTTGGCGGAAACTGTGACAGATTATTTTCTATCCACTGTCTTTTGTGTGGTTCTGAATTAGGATCGTTTGGAAGTGGAGCACTTAAAATATTATACTTTCCTTTGAGTTGCTTTACTAGATTTAACAAGTTCATTGCATTAGGAGTAACAGGAATGTTTAACCAAAAATCATCCTTATCTCTTATTCTTTGTAAAGCACCATCAAGATCTTTTATTTCTCTCCAGTCCTTACCAACTAACTTTTTCCAAGCACCAAAAAAGTCAGCTAAAACACCATCCATGTCTACATATATTTCAGACTCGTTACTTAGATCTTTGGCTGTTACTTCTTGAATACTTTCTGCCATTCCTAAATTGAATAAAACGTTTGTTTTAGAACCCTTCACTTTTTTACTTAGTGTTGCAGGCCGTCCACCCTTGTCAACTTTGAAGCCAAATTTTGCCGCCTGTTTTTTTATTTCGTTTGGACCTACATCAACAGTTTGATTCTGTTTTGTTATGATACCAACTGCTTCTGTAATTTTGTGCCACTTCATCTTTTTCGTCCTCTAAATTGTATAGGGCCATTTAGATATGGCTTAGAAAACCAAAGTTTAAACCAATCAGCATCACCTGGTTTGACTCCTAACCTTTTTTCTTTTTGTTTTAATTCATGTGCAGTATGGCTAATATTTTCTAGGCTAACAGGTTCATAGCCTTTGAATTCGTGTACGCCTGCTAACTTTTGTAATGTCTTTATATCCATTACTTTTCCATTCGTAGATTATATGGCAATCCTAAAACATCAAAAAGTTTAGCTGTAGTAGTTGCACTTCTTAATGCTTGTACCATAGCGTCTTGTTTGTCTTTGTTGTTATCAAAAAACTTTACAAATTTATTTGCAGTATTAGGATCTACATACATTTTTCCACCTACTGAAATTTCGCCTTTACCTGAATTCCAACTCAAAGGAAAGGCTGTATTATCTTTTCTAGATGCAATATTATTTAAAACATCAATCTTTGGTTTTTGTTGCTTAACTTCGTATTCATCTATATTCGTGTCTTCTTTAGGTTGCTTTTTTAGTAAGGGTTTTAAATCATCATCACTTCTTGGAGCATATTTCGATAAAATATTTTTTAATTCTTTTTCTGTCATCTCTTTAGGATCTTTATCTTTCAAAGCGTCATATAGTTTTTTCCCACCATATACAGCAATAACCCCAATAGCAATCGGAATACCAAATCTTGATAGAAAACCAAATGCCTTCATTATAAATTCTACTATCCTAGCTAAAATAGGACCAGTCCATGGAAGGGTAAATCCACCAAATGTCTTACCTGGATTTCCTTTCATCCATCGTCCTATATATTTGAGTGATTTAGCTCCATACTTAAATCCTAATCTACCACCAATAGCTAACAATGGATAAAACCAAATAGCTTCATCAGTACGTTGGAAGTCTTCTACAGTTGTAATTACAAATGGATTCTTGCTTGATCTATTTTCGTAATAATAATCTTTACCGTCTATCTTAGGAACTTTTATTGGCTTACTCTGCGTGCCTAAATTAGGTTGTACTATTTTAGGTAATAGTCTATTAGGATTTTTTGCATCACCTGGTTTATATCCCATAAACTTAGAAAAGTCAGTGCCACCGCCCATTGTGTCATTTGCTTCGTCTAGACCCATTCCTTGCCTTACTTTAGTATACATCATCTTTGCCAGTTTAGGATCTTTTACTGCAACTCCACTTTCAAACTCGTCATAGTTACCTTCTTGTGCCGCTGACCTCATTTTGGAAGCACTCATACCTTCAGCACCTTCGGCATCAGGATCTCTTTCGCCTGCACTTACTATTTGTATATTATCAAAATTATAATCTTTTCCGTTGTAATCATTCAATAGTTTTGTAAAACTGTTAACCCTATCACTACCTGCGACATAAACAACATTCTTAAATCCTAATGATTCTAATTTTTGTAGAGCTTGTATTATTGTTTTTACATCTTGATCACCAATACGTATACCGTCACCAAAACTTTTTTGAGCAAAGAAAACTTTTTCTGCAAAAGAAAGTGGATCAGTTTTAGGTTTTTGTGAATGTGTTAAAAATAGAAAAGGAGTGCCCTCTAGGCTTTTTACCTTGTCTGCAAGTTTTCTATGTCCTAGTGTTGGAGGATTCATTCTTCCAAAGGCAAATACTGCCGTGCTAGGAGATTCTATCAGTCGACGTAGGCGCATCTAATTCCTCTCTTGGATTTCTTTCAAAATCTAATATCTTCATAGCAAGTGCTGATTTTTCTCCTGTGTTCATAAGTTCTTTAGGAGTTTGTGAAATATCGTATTTCAAACAATAGTGATTTAAACACTTATCAATCATTGGCATTATGTGCCCTTGAATTACTTTTTCGTTAGTTTTACTCTTCATTAGTTCCATACATGGCAAATAATGTTTACGATAAAATCCTTCATCATTCAACATGTGAAAGTGTACATCACTTGGCACATCGTATGGTATTTCGTCCTTAATGGGTTTATGTATTTCGTCTATTCTCATTTACCACTTCCTACATGACCAGTAACGTGCTTTTGTTCTAGGACCTGGGTTATCACAGTTGTGTCTTGCTCTAAAGCTCTTGCGTCTTTTTGGATTATTCTTTTTGATGCTCATTGCTTTACCCTTAACGCTTGATCCACCATGACCGAAATTAACTTTTTTAATATTACCTGTTTTAGGGTCTTTTACATATACCTTAAATTTCTTAACATCACCTTGCATTGGTTTACCGAGTTGAACCTTACGTCCTTGGTATTCTGCTTCGTCCATAACGTCATCTTCATTATACCACATTTCGCCATATGCATCATAAAAATCATCATCGTCATCGTATGTTTCGTCAATACTTGCACCAGCAAGTTCTTTAATTCTTTCTAATTCAGGATCAATACTGTCTTTTATTCCGTCTAAAGCACCGTCTCTAGCCTTACCCTGAGCATAAAAATCAAGTTCTGGATCCATAAATAATCTTTTAGCTAATTGTGGATCTTTATGGCCTATAACAGTTTTAAATCTACCAATTAGATCTTCTCTTACTGAAGTATCTAAACCAGTTGGCATCATATGATCAACAATAGTCTCTATATCCATTTTTGGATTTTGTAATATATGCTTAGGATATTCTAGCATGTCTTTGAGATCTCTTAAGTAAGGCTCAATCTCATAAATGTCGCCACCTGGTTCGCCGTCGTCTCCACCTGCTTTTAAATCTGCAATTTCTTTTTCCGCTTCTTCAATGTCCATAAGTATCTTTTTTTGAACAAGCATTACGTGTGGTTTTAGATCTTCCCATGTTACACTAGATCTATCAAATCCCTCTTGGGTCTTTTTCTCTGCTTTGCTATATTTGTCCTTTAGGCGACCTAATTCTTCTTGGCTAGCACCATCGCGTCCTGCCTGAGCCGCTTTAACCATATACTTTTTACCGTGTTTTTTGACACCAGTATGGTATTGTAAGCCAGTTTCTTTAAGATAATCTTTAAATGTTTTTGACATGGTAACATCCTTATTATGTTATATTATAAGTATTTATCAAGATATGTCAATGTAAAGGTGAACCCGAATATAAATAGAACCTAAAAAAGGACCTTTAATGTTGCAACATAAACACCTAATAGTACGATCTGAAGTAAATCTACCTCCTAAAAATGAGGTTCAAATTATCAAATGGGCTAAAGACTTAATAGAAAAAATTGGTATGAAAATAATGATGGGTCCATATGCAAAGTACTGTGAAATGGAAGGTAACAGGGGAATAACCTGTGTTACAATTATTGAGACAAGTCATGTTGCCATACACGTTTGGGACGAACAGAGTCCTGCACTTGTACAATTGGATGTGTATACTTGTAGTGATTTAGAAAAGAATATTGTCTTTGATGCTTTGAAACAGTTTGAACCAGTAAAAACAGATCACAAATACTTAGATAGAGAATTTAATTTGTAACAAATTGCGGACTTGCTTTTTGATGGTTATCATTCCAGTTAAATCCACCTGAAGTTCTTACACCACCTTTTTGACCTAGTTTTGCACCTAAGTCTTCTGAATCTCTTATTATTCTATATGTTCTTGATTTAGTGTCAATTATAATAATATTTGTAACACCATCTGCTTTACTATAACTATCGTATAATAATCTAGCATACAAGTTCATATATGTTTTTTCATCTATAGTACCGTTTAACTCAGGATCATCGGATTTTACAATCATTGAATCTATGTAACTTTCCATATTAGGAAGTTCGGAGTGATTTGTTACTAATCTTTCAAAAGTTTTTGTTAACCATTTTTTTGTTTTTTCTGGGTCGCTATACTTTTTTAATATTTCTGAATTTACTTTTTCTATTCCTGTATTGTTAAAATTATATAAAGATCTATCTTTACCTTTGGCATTTTTATCTCTAAGTATTACACCCTGACCTGCTATTTCTTCTAACCCTCTATCCCATACTTTCCATCCGTTAAGTGCTGTAGTAACCTTATCACTGTTAAATCTACCACCTACTGATCCAGCACCTGCTTTTACTTCATACATATCATCGCCGACTTGTATGTCACCTTTGTCTGCTTTTGCGGCAGGGTTACCAAGCATGGCCAACGCCAACTCTCCTGGACCAATATTTGCTCCGCCTGAAGCAGGTGGTTTTAGTTTTACAACTGGGCCTGCAATAGCATCATATACTTTTCTGCTACGTTTGTTTACAAAATCATCTATTAGTCCCGAGTCTCGTGCTACCAGCTCTTGGTTATTAATAACAGTACCTTTGTATGCTTCATCTAAAAATGTATCAACATCTTTAATTGTTATATTATAATCTTTTCCTGCATCCGTAAATAAAACTTTCAAAAACAAAGTTTCTAAAGAGTTTCCTAATTCTTCTGCAAATTTATTAGCATTGATCTGTGATGATTTAACTTTAGATCTTTCAGTAGATGAAAGGGCTTTTAATTCTTCAGCAGTTACTTCAACGTGACTAATTGCTTTTTGTCCTAGCTTCAACAGTTTTGCACCTAATCCATTATACCATTTTTTGAATTCTTGTCTTTCTTCTTCGGCACCTTCCTGCTTACCAGAAGAAACCAAGTCCTCCATTTTACCATAAAGGCCTGATAAAAACTTTTTGAGATTTACAACTGCGCCTTCACACTTTTCACCCAGTAATTGACATATTTCCGCAATTTCTTTTTCCATTGCATCAATCTCTTGACTTAGTATGGATAATTTTCCGGCTGTTCCTTCTGCGGCTTCTCCAACCTCTGGCTTAGGAGCAGGCGATCTTTTTGCATTTGCTATTATTTTTTGTGCATATTGTCTTGCCTTTTTAATAGCATCTATGGCATAGTCTAGTGCTTTAGGATCTCTTTGTGCTAGGTCCTTTACCTTGTCGTTAATTGACAAGATTTCATCCTGTTCACTTTCTAATAAGTTTTTTCTAAATGCATTGAACCGCATTAAACACTTACCTCAATATCAAAGTTATTATAACCCAAATCAAATAATTTATTTGCAACTTTTTTTGCCATCTCATTTGATTCTTCTTCGTTTAGTTGAACATGTGTTTCAACCGTTAAAACTGTTTGTCCTTTATCTGATTCATATAATTGATAACCTGTTTCATCTTCCATTAATGCTGTTGAGGCCGATGTTGCTACTTCGGATACAACTATGTCGTCTATTTCTTCTTTTTGATCAAATACAATGTTAATAAAGTTTTCCATGATATTTCCTAATGATTCATTCTAATACTGTTTACAGTTCCATCAGTATAAACAACCTTTGCCCTAATATATACAAAGTTACCTGTAAAATTTGCATACTTGACTTCAGTAAGATTAGCTACTGTCACTGTGTCTACATCAAACCAATCACTTGCTGTTGGTGTTGTTGCAAGTGTGGCTTGTATTGTTATGGTACCTGTAAACCCACTGTAATCATACTGTACTGTATGTATTCCATCTGAGCTTCCATAATACCCATCACCCTTGAAGTTTTCACCTGTCACAGTTGTAACGGTGCTATCCCCTGGATGTGTGTTTTGCGATAAAATTATTTGACTACTACTCGGCATAATACTATTTATGCAATTCTTTATCACTTACATATTTGACAATCTTGCTTATTGATCCACCTATTGCAATTTTAGCCAAAAGTAAATGCTTTTCGTCTTTTGTAAAGAAGTAATAACCTTCAGTGTTGTGTTTTTTCCTTACACTATTTAAGGCTCTCAAACCCATCTTAATATTATCTGCATTCTTTTCTACATAGGTTGCAAAATTAGGATCAACACTTTTTCCTAGTATTGCTTTATAAGGCCATTTTACCTCACCAGATTGTATTACTGTGTTTTTATTTTCTAACAGATAGTTCAAAGCATCGTCGGTTTTAGGTTCGTGTATAGAAACTGCATATATCTTTTTAGCAATATCTTCCAACCAATCGCTACTATTAGAATACAAATCTATTATGTTGTTTTCTATCCTTACCATACAACGGTCTTTGTTGGCTTCCAAAGATGAGTACAATGTATAAGCATCCATAAAAGTTTCTAAAGTTATGTACTTGTTATTTTTTGGTCTCCAAAAAGGACTTTTAATTTGCATACCTGCTTCTGCTTGACTTTGCATTTCGTCAAGTTTTGCCTTTGCAAATCCTAGGTTCATGCCACGGAATATAGATCCTACAGTATTCTTTATACGTAGTTTATAAACATACTTATTGTAAAAAAGGTTAGTCGTTTGTAATCGCTGTAACTTCATCTTTGACCTTTACAGTTTCTGGGTTGAGTACTAGTTTGTTATCTTTAACATCTATTTTTAATGTACCACCGTTTCTTAGTTCACCAAATAGTAACAATTTACTTAGAGGGCGTTTTATTTCTCGATCAATATATCTCTGCATAGGTCTTGCACCCATCTTTGTATCAAATCCATTTTCTACAAGATGATCAAGTGCTGGATCAGATATTTCACAAACAACATTTTTCTCATCTAACATTGTTCTTAGTTCAACTAAAAACTTACCTACAATTTTAATCATAATATTATGATCTAGTTTGCCAAATGTAACTACACCGTCAAGTCTGTTTCTAAATTCTGGTGCGAAGAAACGTTTGAATTCTTCATCTCCATAATTACCATCAGTATCGTGACTAAAACCTATTGAATTTTTCTCAGCCTGCTCGGCACCTAAGTTTGTTGTAAGAATGAGTATACAGTTTCTTGCATCAGCTTCTTTTCCATCTGAACCTGTAATTTTACCATTGTCCATAAGTTGTAGCAGGATCTGTGATATATCAGGGTGTGCTTTCTCTACTTCATCTAATAGCAATACACAGTTAGGATGTTCTTGTAACTTATTAACAAGTTGACCAGAATGTTCATCGTGACCTACGTATCCTGGAGGAGATCCTATTAGCTTACTAATACTATGTTTTTCCATATATTCACTCATATCAAATCTAGCAAGATGTATGCTTAGATGTTTTGCTAATTGTTTTGCTAATTCTGTTTTACCAACACCAGTTGGACCCATGAAAACAAAAGAACCTACGGGCTTGTCTTCTGACTTTAAACCAGCTTGTGCAACAAGTATTTTATCTACAATCTCGTCAATGGCATTATCCTGTCCGTATACATTTAATTTTAGATTCTTATTAAGTTTGGATAGATTATTAGTTTCTTTTTGTTGTATCTGTTCAGGAGGTAAGTTTACAAACTTAGCAAGTTCAAATTTAATTTCCTCAGGTGTTACAACTTTATTGTCTTCTTGATTCTTTACCTTAAATCTAGAGCAGGCAAGATCTATCAAATCAATTGCTTTATCTGGTAGTTTCTTATCTGTCATGTACTTTACACTGAGTTTGACTGCTTCTTCGATTGCTTCTTGTGTAATTTCAGTATTATGAAATTCTTCGTAATATTTTTTAATACCAAACAATATATCAGTTGCTGTCTTTTTATCTGGTTCATCTATAGTAACTCTTTGGAATCTACGCATCAAAGCACGATCTTTTTCAAAGTATTTTCTATATTCTTCCCAGGTTGTAGATGCAACGACTTTTATATCACCTTTTCCTAAAGCTGGTTTTAACATGTTAGCTAAGTCGTTTGAACTATTTGCTCCGCCGGCACCTGCACCATTTATCATGTGTGCCTCATCTATGAAGACAATCGTTTTGCCTTGCTTTTTAATTGCGGCCATTACCAGTTTAAATCTTTCTTCAAAGTCACCTCTGTATTTAGAACCGGCTAACATCGCACCAATGTCTAAATTATACACACTATAATCTTCTAAGAAAGTTGGTACATCTTTGTTAACAATTCTAAAAGCTAATCCTTCTGCGATAGCTGTTTTACCAACGCCAGGATCACCTACAAGCAGAACATTATTTTTACCTCTTCTACCTAAGGATAAGCAAATTGATTCTAGCTCTTCTGCTCTTCCTATTACAGGATCAATGTTGCCACTTTCAACTTGTGCATTTAAGTTTGTTGTAAATGCTTTTAAGGCTCGTTGGGCATGACCGGCTAATTCTTCGTCTTCTAGTGTGCTAACATATTCATGATTAATATATTCGCTAAACTTATCTTTTTCAACTCCTGACTTCGTAGAAAGATAAGTTGAAAATGACTTTGTCTCATTTAGTAACGATAGAAAAACATCTGTTACATCTATTTGAGCTCTGCCACTAAACAGTGTTTGAGTAAATGCTCTATTCATTACCCTTTCAACTGTTTGTGTTTTTTTAGGTTTAAAATTCTTTACATCATCTTTTACTTTGATGTCGTCTAGCTTAGTTTGTAAATGTAACTGTAGTTCTTGTTTCATTTCTTCTAGCTTACAACCATAACCATCTAGTAGCTTCATGAAGTTATCACTACAAAGCATGGCAAAGAATAAATGCTCTAACGTCACATATTCGTGACGAAGCTTCTTAGCGTCTTTTATAGCTTTATCAAATACTACCTGTAATTCTTCCGACGGTTCAACCATGTTATTTTTCTCCTTAGTATTTACGCATAATTATAACGTTTTATTACAAAAATGTCAACTATTTTTTCTACGTACTTGTTCAATTTGTTCTATTTGTTGTTCTGTTAAATTAGTTGGTACTGTGCCTAAAACTTTTACTAGTACATTGCCTGTTCGACCTGTCTTCCTATTTGGAAGTCCTCGTCCGTTTATACTGAAAACCGTATTTGGTTGTGTTCCTTTTGGTACATTAAGCATAATAGATCGTTTATCGGGCAAGTCTATATCAACTTTTACTCCTGCTATCAAATCTAAAACATCAACCTTTCTTGTTGTTAATAAATCGTCACCGTTAGTTTCATAGTTTAATTCACTTACAATATTAATTATTACATATAAGTCTCCAGGAGGCAAACCCTGAATGTCTTGTTGGCCCATGCCACCATATCTTATCCTGTCTCCATTATTGATACCTTTTGGTACTTTGATATCGACTGTTTGTTCTCTACCATTATTAAGTCTATATGTTGCTAATACATCTTTACCTGTGTATACTTCTGATATTCCTATATTACATCCTATAGTAATATCTTGATTACGCATCTGCTGTCTATTCATACCACCCATATTGAAACCAAACTGTCCCATTATGTCGTTTATATCAATACCTCCAGGTCCGTTTTGGAAATTGAATCCTTGTGGTCCAGTTTGTTGAGGATCAGTTGTACCAAATTGATCGTACATTTGTCTTTTTTGGGGATCACTTAGATTTTGATATGCTTCGTTTATTTGTTTGAATTTTTCTGGATCACCACCCTTGTCGGGGTGATACTGCATTGCTTTTTTCTTGAAAGCATTTTTTAATTCTGGTTGTGAGGCTGACTTGGATACACCCAGTACGTTATAGTAGTCCATACAACTACTTATTTACAAAATTGTATCTATTTACGAGAGCTGGTATATAGACCGAACCATGCCGCACCTGCACCAACAACAATAGATATTAATCCTGATTGTTCTAGTGTTGGGTTATCCAAACTCATAAACCAAATTACACATTTGTATAATAAAATAATATAAGTGGTAATGAATATTCTTGGAAAAATTCTCCAACTGTCGACTGCTTTTGCCATATGTATTAACTTAGTATATGGGTTAGGTCCTAAATCTTTTACACTCGTATCTACTTCAAGATCTAGTTTTACTTTTTTACTTACTGGTTCTGTACTTGCAGGAATAGATACTGTTGCATCTAAATCGTCTAATTTCTTTCTTGGCATTTATTTTCTCCCTCTTTTGATATCTTCTATTTCTTTTTTATTTCTAGCAATATCATCTTTATTGTGATCGATATGTTCATCTTGTGCTTTATCAATCATCGCTTGTAAACGTCTACCCTTTTCTGCTGGACTATCTAAGTGAAGATTTTTATTAATAATTTTTTCTAACTTATGTAATTTAATTCTGTCGTTTGAAATATATTGCCACACATAGCCTTTTTCACTATACACTCCAAAAACTGATTCACGTAATCCTATTTTTACAATTATGGCATCACAGTCATCTAGTATGATATGGTCACCTTCGTTGAATGCAGGGTTAAATTTAAATTTTAATCCGCTCATTAAGTTTACTGCAAAATCTTTGAACCAAAACACTGCTGATAAAGATATTAATATAGCAATCCATGGTGCTAACAAGTCTGTAAGTTCCATTCCTAATTGGTCAAACATTTTATTTCTTCTTTTCTAATTTTTTGATTCTGGCTTCTAGTTCATCTATCTTACTTGTAATTTTAGGATATTTAACACGCCAAGCATTTGGGTCATTTTGTAGCCAAGTCCAACCCCAGCGATTTGCTAGATATTCTAGTGTGCGGTCAAATTTAGAAACTGCCCATGTAGCCATCCTTGTATCTTTGAACCAAAATAGAAATGCCGCACCAAATAAAGACCCAGCCAATGCTGTGTATATCCATAGACGGTCTGTCGCCATTCTAGCTATCATTTCATATATCTGTTCCATACGTACTATTTATGTAATTAAAAGGAACATGATACGGTGGCTCCAGCATCAACTGTTGCTTTATAATCTTCTATTTGTATTTTGGGATCAGGTTTTGCTTTACAATCTACTTGACGAATGCAACTACTTAGTAGTATTGCTACTATCGTCAGGCTTAACAGCGCCTTCATAATATACTATTATCTCAGTTTGCTGTTCTATGTAGCGTCTAAGGTCTGCTATGTTTATTGCAAGGTTTTCATAGTCTTTCATAGATAAAACAACATAGGCTAATTCGCCATGTTCTTCTTTAAATTCTGCCACAAAGGATTCGTAATTGTCCTTAGTAACGACATATACTCTAGTATCTACTAGATCAATCGGTTTTGGACGAGCTACTATCGGTACTGTTGTCTTCTCTATCTGAGTTACTACTTTTATTTCCGGCTCCCGGAACGTCGAGCACCCAGTTAGGAAGAGGAGCACTACCATCGCCGCCAGTAGCGGCTTCAAGCTCACGCCATAATTTAGCTGTGGCACCATTCATCCTTCCTTCTAAATCCTTACTATCTCTTATAGCATCTTGCACTAAATCTAACTGACGCAACCTATTACGTAAGTTATCTCCATATGCTTCTGCTTTTTGTAAGTCTTTGCTTAATTGGTCTGATAAGTTGTTTAATCTTACATTATCTTCTTTTAATAATGCAATACTTTTTTCACTTGTTTCTACTGCTGTTTCAAGTTTAGCATTGTTTAGAGCCATAATCTTTAGGTTTGATTGAAGCTGTTTTACGTAGAATATTCCGCCTCCAGCGACTCCTAAAATCAATAATACTACTGCAATCTTTAATCCACTAAACATATTATTATTTAGCCTAGTAACTTTCCCAAAGTTTTTGGACCTACTATTCCATCAGCAACTAATCCATTTGAACTTTGCCAATGTTTTACAATTTTAGCAGTTCCTGGACCAAATATTCCGTCAGCAGGGTCAATGTCAAGTTTTTCTTGCACTTCTGCTACTAATGGTCCTCTTGAACCTTGTTTAATTGTTTGGTTATAATCTGTTTCAGGCTCTTCAAAGTCTCCACCAAAAACATCTAAAGCATGTATGTAATGTTTCTTACGATCTTCTAAACCGATGGTCCCACCATTGATACGTTTGGTCATTCCTACAATATCTTGGCTATCACAATATCTGTTTATGTTATTTGTATCCCAAAACCAACAAGCTGAATCTAACGCACCTTTCTTAGTGCGTACATATTCTACTGCTTCTTCTGGAGTTTTTTCTACTGCTTTTCCAAATTCTGTATAGTTGTATCTTCCAGTGAGTTGAAGTATTCCACCTCCTCTGAAACGCCAACCGTCTCCTGAATCACTATCGCCATTGTCCATCCTATTAGCATAGATAACGTTTGCAATTTTTTCAGGCTGTCTATGATAAGCATTTGCATCTCTACCTGCCCTTCTAAAATACTTTGGAAAAATCGTGTTAAGTGCTTTGGCGCTGTAGTTTAAGTTTTCACTTAGTACTCTAAAGCCGCCGGACTCGTGTCCACACTGTGCAATAAAACCTGCAACACGTTCTACAGTATCGACTGACCACATAGGCAATATCTCACACATTGCTTCATACCAGTCTTTCCAATCATCTCTGTGAATTAGTTCTTCGGCCATCCACTCTTCAAATTGAAACTTAAAATGTTCTTTTGCCATTACTAAATCCTTTTAATTTTTAAGACATAACCTTTGTTTTCTAAAACTAGATTTTTACCAAACTTATTAATGTTGTAATCCCCTAGATACTTAGTTAACCAAATGACTTCGGCCATATCTTCCATATTGATATTTTCTTTGATATCAATTCCTTTGCCAAATTCAACTACTTCAAATTTGACAGGTTGTTGGTAAGTATTCTTCACAGTAAGGATATCTCCTTTTAGATCGATATCTTCTGCATAACTATTTGTAAAAAAGTTTTTATAATTCTCTAATTGTGTTTCCTTAATTTTAATAGAATAAGCGTCAGCATCTGCTGGAATTGTTTCTGCAAGATTATCGTTATTCAGATCTAAACTTCTAAAGTTTTTATAATACCTAAATTTTAAGCTATCTAAATCGGCTAATTTACTTACACCATCAGCTATTTCAATTATCTGCATAGGAATATCTTTGTTTCTTTCCATCTCTATAAAGACTTTATATGTGCCGTCTGATTGTTCACCAGAACTTACATCTGCATCTAGTACAAAAGGATATCCTTTTTCTACAAAATTTTCTAAATCTTTGGCAGGTTCTTGTCCTTGTACAGATAAAGCAAGGGTGACAATATCTTGGTCTTCGCCCATTTTTGATTTGTACGAATCTATTTCAATTATGTTGTCAACTAGATGTTTAAGGTCTTGTTGTTGAAGTCCCATTAAGTTGTCTCCACATCACTTAGTGTTGGATCGCCAGCTTCTGCTGTTGCATCTGCGGCGCCTTCAGCAGACTGTTGTTCTGCAGGCACACTTGGTTGTGTTGCGGGATCTACTGTGAAATCGTTCATAGCTTTATAGCCACCGTAAATATCTGCTATAAGTTTTTTAGGCATCATTATTTCTACTATCCAAATAGGGTGTACATCTAGTTTGCCTTTTTTTGTACCAGGACGTACATCGTCTGGTTTTCTAATTCTTCTTGGTTTAATTAAACTGTCTTTTTTGTAAGTAACTTTACAATCGTAATCTAAGAGTCTTTTACCACCCATTGGATCAGGCATTTTATTTAAATCCCACATAAATTGACAGGATACCCAATGTCTAGTGATATTAGGACCTGACACTAATTCGCCTTCAGCCCAATTTTCGTATACATATATGTCTAAATCGTCCAGTACTCGTTCAAAGTCTTTAAGTACAGTAAATGACATATCGCTTTCGTATATACCACTTATATTGTTTATTATATCTATAACGTCTTTCATTTGGAGTCACCTATCATGTATAGTTATTTATCATATAATTGTGTATGTACTTTTTATTCGGACGACTCTTAATAAATATTTGTGTAGAAAGATACTACAAACGAAGTTAAAGGAGGATGCTTCATGAGTGCAAAGCGAGCTCGAAAGAGTAAGAACTTTCACAATAATGTTGTACAATTAAACAATTACCTTCCTGAAAAGAAAGAAACAGTTAAAATTTACCCAAGAAATAGAGCACAGGAAACATACCTGCTTACCTTGTCAGACACGGGAAAAGACGTAGTCTTTGGAATTGGTCCGGCGGGGACAGGAAAGACCCTCATTGCGGTTTTAACTGCTGTAAAACTTTTCAAAGAAGGTAGCATTGACAAGATTATTGTTACTAGACCGGCCGTTTCTGTAGACGAAGATTTAGGCTTTTTGCCTGGAACTTTAGAACAGAAGATGGCTCCTTGGACCAGACCAGTATTTGACGTACTAAGAGATTATTTTACCTCAACACAAATTACTGGAATGATCGACGAAGGTGTTATAGAAATAGCACCATTGGCGTATATGCGTGGACGTACATTTAAACGTTCATTCATAGTAGCAGATGAAATGCAAAATTCAACTGTTAACCAAATGAAGATGTTATTAACAAGACTAGGCGAAGGATCTAAGATGGCTGTAACCGGCGATTTAAATCAAGCTGACAGGATGTCTGATAACGGCTTAATTGATTTCATACATCAATTAGAACGTCACTCAAATGCTAATAGATTAGCATACGTTACTTTTGGTCACGCTGATATTGAAAGGCACGAAGCTGTAAAAGAAATTTTACAAGTTTATGGCGACGAATAACGTAGTTCGTTTGTCATAGGGAATATAGAAGCTATAACTTCGGCACACGAATGAGCAATTTCCATATGTTCTTTTTGTGTGCCGTTAGCACCACGCAGATCTATGTAATGGATCCAACTTCTTAAGGTTCCATTCATATATAGAGTGGTCTTTGTTAAACCTTCTGGCAAGACCTTACGTGCTTGTTCTTTCGCAATGCCTTTTTTGATAGCCCAATCGTATTCCTTTTTGGCTAATACCGCAATACGTCTTTGTGCCCAATCCCATTCTTGTTGAAGTTTTTTGTCCTCGACTTCAATAGAGTTTTGCCTATTCTTTGTGTCTTGTAATCTTGCTTCACTATACTCAAACATATCGCCTTGTTCTTCTGGATTTGCATACCTTTGACTAAATTCTTGGAAAGCAAAGCTACGATGCCTTACGATTTGATGTGCTATATCGCGTGTCGTTTTAATTTCTAAACAGGCGTTTACCATCTCCAAAGGAGACCAGTGTGCATTTTTAATTAAATATTTTATTAATTTTTCACTTGTTTCTGTATTCATTTGATTAGCAGGGTTGCTTACTCTGGCACAATATGCCACTAGGTCCTGCATATTATCACTTGCTATACCTCCTTCATTTATAAAAGGCAATGTAGGCTTGCTATAACTAATTAATCTTACTTCCATTTTAAAACTCCAAATCTGCGGCTACAATATATCTATCTTCCATAGATTGTACAACACCAGGACGATGCCATACCTTTCCTGGATAAATCATCCAGTGTCCTGTCTTCCAAGGAACAAAAAAATTACCTTCTCCTTCTGGACTTACAGGTGCTAGTTCGGTGCCTGCTTTATCTAAGTCCTTAACATCGTCAGGTAATTGCATGTAAAAAACTCCACTTACTGTTGTTGTTGCAGAGTTATGATTATGATGGTGCCAAAGTTTATCTCTATCTTCTTCATTTTTTAATGAGGTCATAAAACTCCAGCTTTGAATATTTTTAATTTGTACTTCTTTTCCTAAAAATCTAAAACAAGACCAAATGAATGACATTTTTAAATCTGTAAAATTTTGGAACACATTCCAGTTAGTTTGATACTTTGGACTATTATGCCAAAACTTCCCCGCTCTAATACCGTGTTCTACATCACGGCACATGTTATTAATATCACGTTCTGTGATTAGACTAGTCCAATCGTAATATTCGTAATCAATCATTATTGTGGTCCTTATATTTGGTATCTCTAGTAAACTTAATATCGCAATAGTTACAAGTTACAAAACCTTGTTCAGGAACTGAATAATATACTTTAGGATGATCCATGTCTGTCCCCATACAAGAAATGCGTTCTTCGGTTGTGTAAATAATTGTTTCTGGATAATCTTTCACCCAGTCCTCCAAACTATATGTATACCCCATGGAGAAATAACCGGAGGTCCAATAGTATCTATAGCAATGACCTTTACTGCATTGGCAAAGTCAGGATGATAATGTTCTTCTTCTTGCCAACCTAAATCTCCTCCATTACTAGGTCCACTTAAACATGAACTATGTTGTCTTGCAGTATCGTCAAACTTAATTTCTCCTGCCTTAAGTTTTTTAATAAACTGTTCTGCTTCGCCCATTGCCACCCCAAGAGGTCTGTTATGCGAACTGTTTTCAGCATCTTTATGACTTAGTAAAATATGTTTACATCTGAATTTCATATTCTTCCTTTTTTATAATCTTCATTCTTATGACTTTTATAAGAATGGCAGACTTTACAAAGTGTCTGTATGTTATTTAATTTATTATTGATCGGGTTGCCATCTATGTGATCTAGTTCTAAAGCACCGGAGTATGGAATATGTGCAGTGCATTTATATCCTAATCTAGAATCAATGTTTTCACAATATGTTTTCTTGGTAAAGCTAACACCCTCTTCTAAAGGTCTTGCTCCGTATGATGCCTGGTGACACTTCCAACATACTGGTCTAAACTTATACTTTCCACTTTTTGTAGCCTTGCGGGTACACCCATTGTTTACACATATAGGAATCATTAGTCACCTTTACCGGGTTCGTATGATAATAATTCTCTCTTATTAGGTTTGCCTGCCCATTCTTTTGCATCAGACGGAACGTCATTAGATCTTAATTCAGTAATATTAGGCCATTTATTTGACATATCAGTATTAATTTTCATCCAAAAATCTAGTTCTGTGCCTTGCAAATTAGCATCTGGAACAATGGCATCTACAGGACATTCTGGTTCACAAACACCACAATCAATACATTCGTCTGGATGTATAACAAGCATGTTTTCTCCTTCGTAGAAACAATCTACAGGACATACTTCAACACAATCCATGTGTTTACATTTTATACAATCTTCTGTAACAAGGTATGTCACAATTCGCCTTTGCCTCGCATATCTGCTCGTATTTTTGTTGCACTAATATTATGTATTTCTTTACCTAAGTCATGCTCCGTAAATGTATAACCTACTCCACGACCATAACTAATGTCTACAATATTAGGTACTTTCATTACTATATATTCTTTATTCATTGTAAAACCGTGTTCTTCTAATCCATTACGTATATTAACACAAACTTTTGTAAAGTCAAATGGATTATCTGTTTGTGCTACAGTACGGCCTGCACCAGCATCTTCTCCTACAATGCCTCCTACATCACGTACCATTATAATTACTTGTCCTGTTTCTGCAAGAGCTCTTTTAAACAATTCAGTATGTCCGTCATGCCAAGGTTGCCATCTACCTAGCATTTGTGTTGTAGGCTTTTTCCAATCAAACATTATTTCTCTCCATGTAATTTTTTACAACTTCTAGTAATTGTTGATGTGTATCAGTAAACCATTCACGTACATGGTAGTTACAACTAGGTGGATCTTCAAACATCTTATTTGTATCTTCAAATCTACCTTCTTTGATGGTATTCATCCATACTGTATAATCTGGTGCAAACTCTTTTCTAGCCTTTTCTGTAGGACAAACAAAATCAGCAACTGCTATCTTCCCTGCCATTTCAACACCGTCTGCTAAGTTCCGCATACGTTGAGCTTGTCTTATACGACCCTCAGGACTAAAGTCCCAGTCGTCATATTTTTTTCTTACAGCATCTGCATTGATATGTATTCCACCTATAAGATCAGCAAAAGGCTTGGCTAAAGTTGTTTTACCACTTCCTGGCAAACCAAATATTAATATTTTCATTTCATTCTCGCTAAACGTATCATAGTCGCCGCCAAATTAATTTCTGGATCAGCAACAAGTGTGTGATCAACTAGACCTTGCTTAATAACTAGTATAGCACTTTCTTGTTTTTCTTCATCTCCAAACAGATCAATATTATCATAAAGCCATTTGTAGACATCTTCTATTTCTTCTGGTCTTGCTTGACTACAAACAAGTTTCCTTGCTTTCGTAATCTGTCCTTGTTTGAAAAGTTCAGTCATTTCTAACTTCCAATCACTTTCCCCTGCATCATTTTTTTCAGGAGCAAGTAACTCTCCGCTTACACTATTCATCTGCACCATATTAATACATTTACGTAAATCAGGATATGTTGCTTTTACATAGGTATCAAGAGTATCTAAGTCTGGAGTAATCTCTTCAGTGATTAAGATCTCTGCCACCCTTGCTGTAAATTCAGTTTGATCAATACGTTCGATATGAAAGCCTTGGCACCTTGAATGTAGTGCAGGAATAATCCTGTTTGGATAGTTACAAGTTAAAATAAATCTACTTGTAGTATGATACTCCTCCATAACACCACGTAATGCCGCTTGTGCATTGGGCGATAAGTAATCTGCCTCATCTAATAACACAACCTTAAATGATCCAAAAGGAATCATTTGTACAAAATTTACAATCTTATCTCTTACGTCTTCAACAGAGTTTGTTCTACTAGCATTTATTTCTAGTACATCTAAGTCGTTGATATCTAATTGTGTTAATAGAATCTTTGCTAGTGTTGTTTTACCAATACCGGCGTTACCTGAAAAGAGTAAGTGAGGAATAGTACCATCCTTGATCCATTGCTCTACTTGACGTCTTTGATGTTCGTCTCTAAATACGTATCCATTAACGTCTTTAGGACGATACTTTTCTACCCATAATTCTTTCATCCAATAAACCTTTCTATAAGTGCTATAATCACATGATAGCCGCCGTATGCAAATATACACAGTATCACAGTTTTTAAAACTTTATTCATACTATCATCTGACATACGTTCCCAGTCAGGCCGATCATCTCTTCTAAAGTCTGCCCACATATTTTTTAAAGTTTTCATCTGCCTAACCATTTCCTTGCCGCATTGATAGGATTTTTCAATCCTTCATAAGTGTCATCTATAAACTGTATATGTTTACTTAATTGTCTATTAAGTTCTTTAAGTTCGGATTCGATATTTAAGAGTCTTTCATCATCTACAGGTTGCCAGTAGTGAAACTTTTTATTCTTATTTGTTCCTATATATGCTTTTCCTGTTTCCATGTCTACAATTTTCCATTTGCTAGGACACTTTGTTTTAATGACTAGGTCAACAGGTTCATCTAGTTCTTGTACCCACGTACCGTCTACTAATTTTCTATCTGCCATTTACTACTCCAAAATGTTTATAAGTTTTTTGTACACATTTTGCTTGATAATAACAATCTGCTAGTGCATTGTGCAAGTCACTTTGCATATCTTTTCTAGGATCTTTAGGCATCATTTTAAAAAGTGTTCTTGAATCTCTAATTTGCCAATAGTGCCAAGGAACCGGAGTACCAAGTTGCCTATACAAGTTTTCAAGTATTGTAAAATCAAATGTAGGTCCTTGACACCAAATACTGTCTAGTCCTACACAAAATTTATTGATCTTCCTAGTTACCTCATTTAGATTTATTCTATCATCATCGGATAAAGCTTCATCTTTAATTTTAGGATCTTGTTTGTTCCACCATGCTAATGTATTTTCATCTACGTTACGACCTAACTCAGTCTGTTCGTCTACGTTGCATCTTAGGTACAATCCATCATGTGGTTCTGTTTGAGAATAAGGATCAAACTTTATTCCTCCTATTGTAAGAACAACAGCATTAGGATCAACTCCTAATGTCTCAATATCAATCATTCCATGTACAGCCATTAACCTTTCCTATTCTCCTGCCCTATTGCAGATATAATTAATAAAATGTAAAGGATAGGCCATGCCCAACCTGTTATGATACCTAGCATGTGTAGAGTCATGAGTGTTACTCCGGCAACACCTGTTGTGCCTATCCCGCTAGATTGTGGTTTTGGAAATTTCATTTACACTCCTATTTTGTTTTAAACTATAACACAAAAATAGAAGTATGTCAAGACTTTTTGGTATTACAAGTCGCCTTCTTGCCTATTTTCTGAATAATGGACATCAAATTCACCATCTGGATATCTAGAGCTTAGTTTGTTAACGTTCTCATTAATAACATCATTTGGATCTAAATCCAATGCTCTACATGAATTAATCCAATACCAAATAATATCACCAAGTTCTCGCTTAATGTGGAATTTTGTGTCATCATCCAAAGGCTTACCTTGGAAGATACACTTCTTAACAATTTCTGCATACTCGCCTCCTTCTGAAGCAATACCAATTGCTCCAGTTAACAACAATGAAATATTTACATCGTCGTTTAGTTCGTGCAATCTTGCTTGTGTGAAAGCCCAATCATTAGATTCATCTGATGTAACCTTTTCTACAAAATTTTTGTATTTATTAAGGTCAATTCTATCAGTTGGGTTCTTATCTATTTTTGTTCTTTGAACTGTTTCTAAGTCTATCATAATTCGTTTCCAATGCTGTAATCTGAAAGTGGTTTATCTGAATAACCTAAAATGTCTTTATTGTCCACTTTTCTTACAGTCATTGGTTCGCCATTAAGTGATATACTTACTCCTCGAGTCCAACGACCGTGGTCGACTAAAATCCACTGGCCTACTTCGTATGGATCGTTGTTCTTAGGACCTTTGCTAATTACTTGGCCCCATCTTGCATATATGCCTCTGACTTCTCCGTCATCTGCACGTATAATCAATCCTGATTTGGTCTTTTGTTCTCCGAAATTCATCTCGGAAACTAAAACCCCGTCTCCTATAGCTTTAAGTCCTTCGACTTCAATAGTTACAAGGTTCTGTCCCATTATGCACCTCTTTGAGTATAGTTGCCGTCTTCGTCTTCTACCCAGTCATCTTCTTTTGACTCAGCCTTAGTTTTACCAGGCTTTGCTTTTGTAGAAGAAGTTTTCTTAGGCTCTTCGATCTCCACTTTTTCCTGTAGCTCAGGTTCAACAACTGGTTCTGTTACAGGATTCGCTGTAGGTGTTTCGAACTCAGTAGTGTCAACATTATCCTCATAATAGTCGCGTAATACTTCTTCACGCTTCTTGATAATTTTTCCACCTGGACCTAATTCGTCACCTCTAGCATTTACTCTAACATTACCAACCGCTGGGGTTAATTCATTACGTTGTCTCAATAGATCCATGTCTACGGATTTACCGTTCATAGTTCTATATTGCTTACGTCCTGTTTGTCTAACTGCCATAATTGACCTCCTTTATTATATACTTACTTATCTCAGGAACTCTCTGTAGTCGAGCCCATATTGAATTGAATCTACCTTGTGTACACCTATTAAATAAAGCACATAGCTTGCCACACTAGAACCACGTCCTACGCCCCATACTATATTTTCTTCTCGCATAAAATCTACCAAATATATCATGTAACGTAACAAATTGTGCATATCACGTTTTTGGTATTCGTCCAATTCTTCCCAAATTCTTTGCTGTATATGTTCAGGACATGGAGTATCTGCTTTACTCAAAACATATTCATACACGTTTAACTCTTTATATCTATCAGGCATGAACCATTCACTTTGACATACGTTATCAAATGTTTTTTGATCTACGTCTAACGGAATATATCTTTTTAGTTGTAGTGAACCATTTTCTTTAGCATGTTCATTAAATTTTTCTACATCATCAGAAGGATCACAAAGTACCACATGACATTTGTCAATATGGCCAGTGTAGATCATATCAATTAGATCTTTATTTGTAAATCTAGGGATTCCAAAGTCGTCGGTCTTCATAAGCATGTATACTATATTACTGTATATTAATTAATTTGTCAAGATCAATATTGCCAATTTCTTGCAATTTCTTTTTTTCTTCTTGTTCTTTTATCAAAGCTTCTTGTTTATAGAAGTCTAAGAAAGTTTTAATCTGGTTTTTTACTTCTGGATTGGTTGTTTGAAAATATTTTGTTGTAAGTTCAGCAACCTTTTCATGAATCTGTGTTACAGTCATGTCTTTAGTGTCTTCGCTAAAAGGATGTAGCATTATGCAAAGTAGCCGATTGAATTAGCATATACTGTAGCACCAGCATCATAGCTAACAAAATCTACAACATAAGTTCTTGAATTAGGAGTATCTACAACAAGTGTGTTACCTGCGCCTGCCCATGTGCTGATTTTTTTAATAGTTCCTGCACCGGCATTTGAGGCAAAAGTAACTGTTCTTTGTACGCCGTCGTTGTTTAGATAAACTCTTATTTTTCCTGCTTTACCAGTTGCAGGCCAACTTGCGAATGTTAAAGTAACATCAGCACCAACTGTAAATGATTGATGATGACCGTTACTGAAGTTTACGTTTTGGCTTGTATTTACGGTTCCACCAGCAAAGTAACCTTCGCTGTTGTTAAGTAAATTTGCGTTGCTGATGTCGTTAGTAAGGAAGTTATTTGCTACATTTAATTTAGCACTATTGGTTTGCAGGGTTTCTATTTCGCTTTTTGCCGCTACAAAATTTGTCTTAATTACATTAAAATTGTCTCTAAATCCCTGCGAATCATTATCTTGACCTGCTACAGGATAGTCCTTGTTTACACCAGTTTCGTTAATATTACTTGCCATAATACATCCTCTCTACATTTATTTATCAGTATTAAACATTGAACTGATAGTTTGCGAAAGGAATATATTGTTCATTACTGTTTCCGTTCGTACTATCTATGTTATATCTTTCGATTTCAACGTTTAAATTCTTAAAATCAAACCCGCTATTGTTAATGTTTAAAATAAGTTGGTCTGCATTCCCGGGCTTACAATAACACAATGGAACTGCTAAAACAAATCCTAGCTCTCCCTGACCAGTCACTTGAGATGTTCTCATCCATAGCGGATAAAATTCTCTAAGATTTCTACCTATATTTCGAATTCGATCTCGCATATTAGTAATATTACTAATATATTTTTTTTGATCCTTACCTTCACTGACATTGATTGCATTACTATCTATTTTGATAGTATCTCCGACAGGGCGTAATCTTAACGGATCCGAATTAATACTATCATCAATACTTGCTACGATTACAGAACTATTGTCATTTAAAACTATGGATATACTATTACCTGGTTGAAAAATTAATGGACCATTTCTTCCATAAATTGTAACAACTCCGCTAGATGCAGGAGATTTACCAGCTCCTCCTCTAACTCCAATATCGAAAAAACCTTGTCCTGTGCCTACGCCAGTGTTATCATCATTAACTTCAAACTGTATTGAATCTACTGTAATTTTATTCTGTGTAGTTGCATCAAAACTTTTTGCAGTCTTACCAACAGTTGGTTCTGCAGGGTCAATCAAGTCAACGTATATTACTTCATATACTGTATCTGCACTTCCAGGATTTTTTGCTAATGCTTTTTTTACTGAACCAAACTTGTATTGTTTACGTTTATGATTACGAGCAACAGCACCTACAAAATCTCTAATATTTTTAGTTTCAATGCCTGCGTATGCTAATGCTTTAATTTGACTCTGCAAACCAAAGATAGGATCATTTGGTCTATATATAGATGCAGGAGTAAAAATATTAGGATCGGCAATGAAGTTTCTAAAACTAGTTCGTTGTGTATCCTTTAACATAGGAACCATTGATATGTTACTGTAAAGTATATCATCAGGATCACTAGTTGTCAATGTAAAAGTTCTTGTAGTTGCACTAAACCCAAATTGATCTTGTGCTTTAATTGTAAATGTATATTTTCTATCTAAAGAAGTTGTACCACCGTCAAACGTCATAACTGTAGTCGACTTGTCTATAGTTGTTAAGCCAGGTAGTTCACTGGTTCCAAATTGTCTAATCTTGCCCTGTAACTGTCCGTCTATACCTAGCACGATTCCATTTGGTAGTGTTCCACTATCTAATGTATAAATCAAAACTGCGTTAGGAACTGTACTTGTTGCATTTACTGATAATGTTGAAACAAAGTTTGCTCTTAAATTTCCTAAGTCTGTTACTGTGTTCCATGTTATTGCACTTTCAACTTCACCTAATAATTTTACTGTAAACGTTTTATCTTTTGCAACAACTTGATTATTTTCTGTAGTAGAACGTTTATTAAAGTTGTAGAAAGACATTGTAACTACTTTGTTTGCAGTCACTTGTCCATTTGCATCTACAGTTTGAAATCCTACATCTGTAATTGTACCTACAAATAATGTTCTAATATAATCTGTTTGTCCTTCATCTATAGTTGTAACTGCCTTATCATTAAAAGTTGCAACAACTCTTCCTTCTACAATTACCCATACGTTTTTATCAATAATATCACTTGCAACGTAATTTGAATTTTTGTCTAATCCTGCGTCTGCTGTAGTTACAGGAGTGGTGTTAAAAACTATCCATCCAGTTTCTTTATTACTTCCAATAAATTGATTTTGTGCAAAGTTAAAAAATGGTACATTTGTTTGACCAGAGAAAGGAGCATTAACTCCTATATTGTTTGCATAAGTTTGTGTAGCCGTAGCAGTTGCACTTCCTAATTGACGTAATGCCTCTATTGTAAATTTATATTCTTTTGTAACTGCTGGCTGGTATGGTATTCTACCTGCAATTTCCCCTGTATTAGTATCTAATTGCATTCCTGGAGGAATGGTGCTTACAGTACCGTCAGGATTACTAGGTTTATTAGAATATGTGATTATTCCTGAGTTACTAGTTGGGTCATACACATCTAGGAACAACGTTACATAATTGTTTGCTCTTCTGTAGCCTAAGTCGCTCGGGGTAAGCCAAACTGGAGCACGTAAAAATGTGTTATCAGCGGAAAATAATCCTGTACCAATTTGCATCAGTGTATTATCTGTTCTTAGGAAATCATCACCAACAAGGTAGATTTGGAATTTTCTTCTAGCAATTACTACACCATCACTTGCACTAACTGTAAATTCATAGTATCTGTTTAATTTTTTTGGACTACGAGTAGGAATGGCATAATCATAAAATGTTGTATCATAATAAAAACTTTCAAAGCCATTAAAACTTTGTGTGCCAAAATCAAAAGGATAACTGCCATACAAGTTTGTATCAAAATAACCTGTACCTGCTCTTTTTTCTAATGCAAGAATAGGTTCAGTAATTCCAGTAAGTTTACCTGTTGTTCTACCTAATGTTATTCCTGGAGGTAATTCGCCATCATTCTCGCCAATGAAATATTCAATTCCGTCACCTGCTGGTAGATCCGGATCAATTAATTGTAGCTGAAAGTCTACAGGGCTACTATCAAGTATATAAAAACTATTGTTAGGACCTAAAGGCAATGAACCTTCGTTGGTAACCCATGTAGGAGCATCTGCCCCGTCTATAGTAATCTTTATAGTTCTATCTTCAAGAAGGTTACCTTTTTTAGCACGTAATACAAATGTAAAAACAGTTAGTTTATTAACTTCATATGGTGTACCTATTAATTGATTGTTATTTGCAATTCTTAAGCCACCAGGAAGACTACCTGTAATTAGCGTTAAACTATCTACTGTATTGACTGGTAAAGGAATGGTTTGTGTAACACTCTCTTGAAATGTTCCTAAACTGTGCCCTGTATTAACAGTCCATAATGTATCACTCATCCTGAAACTCCTATACACATATTTATCTATGAATTAGATTAGGAAATAGTACCCATGTTTGCGGTTGGTTGAGTAGACCCTGTCATGGTGTTTGTACCGTCATCAAAGTCAATGACTAAATTGTAAGCTAGATAATCCACAACATTGGATAGTTCTGTTGCAATAAATCCACCCATATCTAATGTCATGTATGGTTGGATACCGTCCATTTGTCTTATATCTATACCGTGGATATTACTTTTGATATCACTTGTGTTTGTAATTTCTTTTTGATTACCGTCTAAGTTTGTTCCAAGTCTAGGATTAGTATCAGTCAATAAAGACGTTTCAGCATTAATTGTAATTGTGCTTCCATTTAAATTTGTTGTAACTAAATTTCCGCCTGCCAATGTCAATACTGTGTTTGAATTATTTAATGTAAAATTGTTATTGTCTGCAAATACTTGAACAGCAGGTAAGCCAGTTGCAGAAGAATTTATAGTAATGGCATTTCCATCACTGGTTAAAGTAACGGCCGAACCAGCAACAAGTTTTTTAAATTGCATTTCCGAAGCATTAAGTTGAGCAAACACACCTTCACCTGCACTACCTAAATTTGCACCTGTAGTTTTTTCAGGAGACCTTAGATCTAATTCTGAAAAATTAGAGTTGACCTTTACAAATGCTTCTCGTAAATCATCACCTGTTCCGTCGTTTGCTATTGTTCCTATGTTTACTGTTTGTATTGCCATCGTGTTTCCTTATAATATATTTACCTATCTTTTTTTCTTAAGCCGTATACGTTACTTGAAAACGGATTAGCTCTATTGTATCTGTTAAACAACATTCTATTGTAACCACCACATATATCAGTAGTATCGCCGTAGTTAGCATTGTTTGATTCATCCTTTAGTACAGCTAATGCATCATTTTCTAATTTGCTTTTTAATTGTGCAGGATTCAAACTTGGATCAGCTTGTAGGTATAATGCTCCTACACCACACACTTGAGGTGAAGCCATTGATGTTCCACTTATGTTTGTTTGTTTGAAACTTGAATTACCAAAGTATTGTGTGTTACCAAATCTTGTTGTTGTGCTACATGCACTGAGAATGTTTTCACCAGCGGCAAAAATATTTACTCCTGGTCCTGTAGAACTAAAACTAGTTTTTCTTTCTGTTGTTGCATTTAACGGAGTGCTATCAGTACAACCTACAATAATTGCTCCTGTGTCAAAAGGTGAACTTCCTCTATGATAATAGTCGTTTGATCCACCACTATAAAAAATAACATTGTTGTAATCGGGGTCTGTACTATCTGCTATTTTGAAACTGTTGTTACCTGCCGCTATACAAATATGTACACCTGCATCTATACAATCTTGCACATCTGCATCCACACTTGCCAGTCTAACTGGAAACCTATACGAAAAACTCCTATAGTATGGATAGAATCCATAGGTATCTCTATGATATGTAGTTGTGCTTGTCCAACCTGCTGTGCTTGAATTATAGTTAGCACCTCTGTAAACATAGCTATCTATATTACTGATACTACTTCCTATTGATCCACTGTAACCCCAACTTGCATTTACAATAGTTGGCCGTTTATATCCTGTCTTTGGATCAACTGGTTTGTTTTGATGCCAACCTTTTATTACATCAAAACAACTACTCACGCTGATGCCACCACTGTCTCCAGTACCTTCCAGGCCACCCACCTTGACCATGTAAACTCTTGCGTTATTGGCCCAACCAAAATTTAATCCAGTTGCAGTTCCTCCACAATGTGTACCATGTCCATCATAATCCCTGTTATGATTTACACTTTGTGAACCTGTTACACCAGAAGCCGCATACCAATCAATCAGTTGTACTCTTGAAACTCCATTAGCATCGTTGAATTCAGGATGATCAACTTGTAGTCCGCTATCTTGTATAACAATGTCAACACCAGTGCCGTCCATTGAATGTGGTCTGCCATAAGGATTTGAAGGTAATGAAGTTGAAGTTCCATATTTGTTTTCTGTAAAGCTATGTATTATCTTTCCCCAATCTCTGTAATCTCCTGAATCGGAAGAAGATTTATTAAAGTTTGCAGTTTGTATAGCTTCATATCCTATTTCTATATCACTTCGATCTTCTGGACGTAGTTGTACGTCGGTAACTCTACTGTCGTTACGCAAAGTGTCTGCTTCTGCGTCAGTTAATGCGTAGTGCGTATTCCTTGTAGACATTGCTCTAGCATCTGCAACGTCAACAGTTCTATCTGGAATATCTCCTGCTCCAGTTGAAGCAATCATTTCAGAATTAAATGCAGTATAGTCAACACCTTTGTTTAAGGTAACAACATATTCTTTCTCGCTCATATCTGCTCCTTAATGCAAGTCTACCCAAGATCCATTAGCATAACCTTGGAACTTGTTAGTAGTGGTGTTGTAAATCATATCTCCGTTTGCTGAAGTTAATGCATTTCTTTGTGTGGTTGTAAAACTAGCTAGTCTAAGTGAACTGCTTGTAATCTTTACTTGATCCTGTGCAATCAACTCAATTGAACTGTTACTATCAATCTGAGGAGTACCTAATCCACTACTTTCAAATGTATCTGCTGTAAATTTTTGTGCTGTCAGATTACCGTCAACAGTAAGGTCACTGCTCATTCTCACACTAGGTGTTATAACAATCTGTGAACTATCGTCTGTGTCAATCACACTAGAACTTAAAGTAAAGTTACCTATTGATGTTCCGCCTGCGCCGTTTTCCCAATAATTAGTACTACTGTTCCATTTTAAAATTTCTCCGTTTGCCAAACTTGAGATGTTTACATCAGCTAAATTATTAATGCTCTGACCTGTTATTCCTGTTATAAAACCTGCACCATTAGTAAGTTCATTTGTGTTTGTTGGTATAGTTGGTTTGTTAGTAATTGTTGAAGTTGTATAATCTATACTTACGCCAGTTAAGTTTGCAAAAGGAATACTTGTTATGTTTGTTCCTGTACCGTACAAGTTAGTTGAATATACATTTTGCCAACGAACAGTATCGCTACCTAAACTGTATGAATTAGTAGTTGCTGGAGCAACGTTTCCAAAACTTACACTATTTGATGTTTCGGAACCTGCTGTTGTAACCTGCGTTAAAGTTATACCTGAGATGTTGGATCCATCGCCGTAAAAATTTGTTGCTTGTATGTCACCTGTAACGTCAAGTGTTTTACTAGGATTAGACTTAAACAACCCTATTCTCTGTGTACCTGCGTCAATCTTAAATGCTAATGTGCTTATGCCAGAAGCAGGTTTAGTTCTAATTTCAAAATTTTGTTGAGCAACAAGATTATCTATTACAGTAGCACCATCAATCTTTAAATGCATTCTTGGAGTAGAACTTCCGCCAATTTGTATACCGCCGTCGTCATTAACTGTAATGGTTCCGTTTTGTACATACGAACCTGCAGTTGTTATTGCATCTGTAATACCATATCCTGATAATGTTGTAGGTTTAGCTGTTAATGAAGTAAATGCTCCGTCAAATAGTGTAGGCTTGTTTGTAAAGTTTGCGTAATTTAAATAGTATGATCCATCGAATCCATCAAGTGTATCTGCGTTGAGTCCTGCACCACCTGTTGTAATATCATCTGCGGGTGCCCATTTGGCTCCGTCCCATTTAAGTACCTGTCCTGTAGAAGGAGGATTAGAAACAGTGTCTACATCTAGTAAATCACTTATGTCGTCTACTAAAGAAGGTTTGTTTGTTAAGTTTGTGTAACTACCTGTTGTTGCCACTGTCGCAAGTCCTGGAGTTCCTACAATCTCACTATAGTTAATATATCCATTGATCCAAGCGGCTCCTCCAAGAGCACCACCTGTTGTGCTATACTTAATTGTTTGATTGTTTGCAAGGCCATCAAAGTTTGTAGCTGGTGCTAATCCTCCACCGCTACTACTTGTACCAGTGTTGGTAATTGTAATTGTACCTGCAAGGTCGTCATAGACAATATCAATACCAGTGCCTTCTACAAGCACTGCCGCCATCCTATCATCTACTCTTTCATTTGTAAAATACTTGTTAGTTGAACCTTCTGTTAAGCTATCAGTATCGGTTGCAACATTTGGTTTGTTTGTAAGGTCATTATAACTTCCGCTAAACGGGTTATAACTTACTCCGCCTATCGTAAGTCCTGTTGCGGCAATATTACCTGCGCCAATTATTCCTGAACCTGTAAGATCTAAGTTATCACCGGAAGGTAATTCTTTCAGTTTATTTTGATCGTCTCTGTCAACTATTATTGGAAATCTATTTGCCATATCGTTATCCTTATAATGCCGCTATTCTAAGTTTGAAAGCCGCAAAGTCGGCACTTGCCGCTACCTCTGTTTTTAATGTTGTTAAAGTAATAGTCTCAGATTGTAAAGCACTTGATGCCAAGGCGCCTTGTGCTGAAGTCGCCGCATCTGTGATTCCATATCCTGCAAGTGTAGTTGGCTTACTTGTAAGTGAAGCAAATGTCTGTGCTGGTATTGTTAAATTAGTAAGAGCACTTCCGTTTATTGCTGGAAGTGTACCAACTAAAACTGACGCTGTAATAGTTCCGTTTACAGCATCTACAAGTAAAGTACTATCGTCTGCAAAAACTGATCCATTTATATCCCTGTTTTTATTTGTTACATTAAGTTCAGCAAAGTTTTTATTAATTTTATCAAAAGCAACTCTTAATGGATCTCCGTCACCCTTGTTAGCACTGGTTCCGATATTTATAGTTTGAATAGCCATTATACTCTCCCTACCACAACTTCAACAATGCCATGTTCGTCACTGTCCTTTGTACCAACTGCCTTACCTATAACTGTACCTATGGATGGATTGTTATCTACCATACCGTATCCTGCAATAGCACTCGTTACTATTATATCACCTTTTGCAACTTTACCTATTACCTTGACAGGAGTTCTACCTGTTAGTGCAAGAGCAGTTACATGATTTCCTTCTAATCCACTGTTCATTAAATGTGCAGGATTTTCTGAAACAACACCTGCTACTTTCATATCACCTTTAACACTTGTTGTTGTAAGTTCTTCTTCACCGCCAAATACTAAAACAGTACCTACTTCATATTCTTTGTCTGCTAGATAATTCTCTGCCAAGTCAGCATATTTGGCTGATGTTGACAATCCGTCTAATGCTGTTGCATAAACGTTTCCGTATCTTAATGATGAAGTTCCTAAATTGTAACCATTATTGGAAGAAGGATTCATTGATGTTTGAGTAAACACAGTTGCCGCTACATTGTTATTTGCAATAATGGCAATCTCACCTGCGTTTGTAAATCCAGTACCAGCACCTACGGCGATACCAGTTGATGATGATAACTTTTCTCCTGGGGCTTCAATGAATGAGGTGTAAACCCAATCACTAGCTAGTCTTGGTTCGTTTAATGTTGCATCACTTGTGCTACCAAACGTACTATTCTTTTGGAAGAAAGATGGAGTTGTATCTGTGCCACCAATTTGTATTGAACCAGGATACGTTGTTGTAGTATTACTTGGTATTGAACCAACTGTATTAAACACCACACCTTGACCTGGTGTTTTCATTGTCATTGTTAAGTTAGTTTGATCTAAAACTTCATAGTTATCTAATTTTAACTTTTGTGTATCAATGCTACCATCTGTGCCTGTTTGAACTATTCTACTAGCAACACCTGTTGTTGTAAATTTACTATAAGCATCAATTAAGTTGTCAACACTTACAGCCGTCGGTGCGCCTGTACCTGCTGTAATTTTAGCAATTACTGTATTTTGTGCTTGTGTAGGTAGGTCTCCGTAATCTACAGCACCTGAAGCCAATGTTACCCAACCATTAGTTACACTAAAGTCATCGGAATCAAAAGACGCAAGTCCTAAATCAGCTTGTGTTATTCCAGTTGCGTTTGCTCTGGTGCTCGCGGCATTCATAGATAATTTACTTTGTGCTATTCCGGCATTTGTATTAACATCTGCATTTACTATTGCCCCTGCTGTAATTGAAAACGTTACAATGTTACTTGAAACAGATAGTCCTATGTCTCCTGCCGGGGTTGCATTGTCATATCCACTACCGTCGTAAATTAATAAGTCATTTGTGGCTCTGTTAGCAATGCTTCCACCTATTGCTTCTGCACCAAATGGTGTTCTAGCATCAACGTAAGACTTTGTTGTTACATCTTGTGCGTTAGTTGGATCAGCATGATTAAATATTTTAAAACTACCTGCACTTAAATTACCTGATAGTGATGTTGAACCATCTCTAGCTATAACACCCGGACCAATAATATTTGATCCTGAAATTATTCCGCCTGTTCTATCAAAACCTAATCTTCTTGAAAGGAATGCCTCTGCGGCAAATTCAGTTGGAACAGCATCTGGAGATTTATCTGACATTGTATCATCATTACTGAATTCTGTAATTCTAACACCTTGTTTAAATCCTAAGCCGTCTAAGTTACTAATAGCAATTGAAGCCGCAAAAGTAACAGTACCTGTTCCTTGATCAACACTAAAGAATTTACCTACTCTAAAGAATCCATCTTGGTCGGTTGATGCAAAGAATACTCTACCTTTTCCTCGTTCATTTACCTCATTTGCCTGTGTAGCAGACAAAGTTGGTTCACCGTAAATAATACTTGGGTAGTTAGTAGTATTAAATCCACCAGTACCTATTTTATCAAAGTCATGTCCGTTAGCTCTAAGTGTTGAAATACCAACTGTGATATTACCCGCTTCGTTGTCTTGTAATGAAAGAGGTATAGTCCTTGTAGCTAATGGACTGTATCTTAAGTCTGCCGCCAATCCTGATCCAGCATATAATCCTGAGTTACTATTAATATTCGAACTTGCTAAGTCACTTATCTGTACTGTAGCATATGAACCTCTATCAGTGTAGTTTGAAACAATATGTGTTTTTCCTTTGAAAGAGAAAATCATATCATTGTTGCCAATTCTAACTACCTGTGCCGCTGTTAGTTTTTCAATAGCTATTACAACGTCACCTGCTGTAGCACCCATTGTTGTTCCTGAGCCAGCATAGGTGTTAGTGCTTGATTCTGCGTTTCTTAATGTTAAATTTAAGTGGCTATAACCTGAATCAAAAACAATTTGGAATCTATCTGATGCTAATTGTGTATTGTCTGAATCTTGGTTATTAAAGCTAATTGTTCTATAAACTTGATCTGGATTTTCATCAAATATCAATGCAGTTGAAGGCCTAATACTTGTTACACCTGATACATCATCCATCAAGTGATTTTTATTCATTCTAATTACAACATATGGTGCCGCATCACTGGCAAAGCTACTATTATAATCTCCTGTGATCGCCGCTTCTAGTCCTGTGCTTCCTGCTATTCCTAATTTGTATATAGGAAGGTTGGAACCTTTTCTACCTGTTGGTCCTGCAGTTGATCCTGTTCCTGCAAGAATACTTACACTTGTTACTTCATAAGTTGTTATTCCTGTAGAAGTATAAACGTCTAGTAAGCTGTTTGCATAAGGATGATAATCACAATCAAATACATGTACAGTAAACACACCTTGAGCATGTGATACTGCACCTAAGCCAACGGAGTTATCTCCATCGTTATATACTTTAGCAGGTTGTTGCATGTTCCTTAATGATGTAACTGAGTCTAATGTTTCGTT